TGAGGGTCAGGGCGGCGTTCTTGCCGTGGCGGAAGGCCATGGGGATCTCCTACTTGTTCCGGCTGTAGGCCAGGAAGAACGTGATGCCGTCACCGGCAGAGCCGCCGGTCCGGGTGGCCACGTAGCGAACGTGCTGTCGCAAGTCGGTGGTGATCGCGGCGGACTGCAGGCGCTGAGAAGTTGCCGTGGTGGCCGCGGTGAAAGCCCCGTCGGTCACGTCGGCCCAATCGTTCGTCGCCGCGTCCTGCAACTTGACGACCCACGAGCCGGCGTCCACCGCAGTGACGTGCAGGTGGGCTGTCCAGCCGGTCGAACTCGACGCGGCGTCATCCCGGTCAGCCCCGGTCGTCGTGTTCGTGTCCTCGGCCAGCGGGTGCAGCACGTCGCCGAAGCCCACCGTACCGTCGGCCGTGAATGAACCCTTGACGGCCACCGCCCCGCCGACGGGACTCGACTCGGCATAGGCGGCTTCGATGGCCGATACCAGGCGTGCCCGGTCACCGATCGCAGCCCCGCCGACGGGACAGTAGGTCAGGACCCCGGGGAGCAGGGTCAGGAACAGGGTGGGCAGGCTCGCCTCCCCCGGGTCGTACAGGCCCCCGAAGTCCACCTTGGCGCCTGCAGCGCCCGTCAGGCCGCTCTTCCACGCCGCGGCGAAGGCCGTCGTGTCGGCCACGTCCGCGTCGGCCGCGAGGTCCATGCTCGTCAGGTAGGGCGAGAGGTCCACCGCGCCGAGCATGACCTTGGTGGACTTACCGTGGTAGAAGCTCATGCGTAGACCTCCGCGTCGAACTTGGCTGCGAGGTAGGTCACGGCACCGATCACGAGCTGCGCGACCTCGGCGCTCGTCACCCGGCAGTCGCCCCAGGTCTGGGCGCCGTCGAGCGCGGACTTGACGCTGGACGTGTCCTCGAGGATGGCCGACAGGGCGTCCCGGGCGTCCTTGTTATTGGTCTGCCCGACCACGAACCACACCGGGAAGACGTAGCGATCCCCGCCCCGGGCCATTGTCATGTCCAGCTCGATCTCGGTCGGATAGCCGACGACGATGCAGGGCACCGTGACCGACTCGGCCGGCCAGGCGTAGACGTTGCCGGCCAGGGAGGCCATCGCCGTGGCCATGCCGTCCATCGCGGCGGCCATCTTGCCGGCCATCAGACCGCGCCCCAGTTGTTCTTGTAGGCGCCGATCATGATCGCCACATCGGGATCGAGCTTGGACAGCAGCCGCAGCTCATTCCCCATGTCGGGCGAGCCGGCCACGCCGAAGGGCGAGTCGCGGCGCTTCACGAAGCGGGCGGCCTGCAGCAGGTTGGCGCTCCGGATCGTATTCGGGATGGCCGCCCAGCCCCAGTCATCGGTCACCTTCACCCCGTCACTGAACGTCGGCGGGTACTGGCCCGAGTCGAAGATCAGGAGGGAATAGGGGAGCCCCCGGACGGAGGCACTCAGAGGGCCGAGGCGGTAGGCGGTCGTCGTCGTGTCGTAATCGCCGTTGCCCGTCGTGTCGAAGGCGACGGCGGTCGGGGAGAGCGTCGTGTCATCGATCGGCAGGACGTAGTGCTGGACGGCCCCGCCCAGGTACGAAGGGTTGGACGGGTAGGTGTCCGGCGTGTAGCGGGCGGTGAAATAGCGGGCCGTCGCCGAGCCCGTCTTCACCGTGAAGCGCCGGTTGCAGGCACGCTCGATCGCCCGGGCCGCGGCCTCGAGCGCGATCAGCTCGATGGTCGTATCCGGGTCGGTGGCGTCCGTGATGGCCGTCACCCGGAGGTAGGTCCGGAAGTCGGCCATCGTGGCGTAGGCGTCGGCGACAACATCGGTCATTGCGGTCTCTCCGGTGGAGAGGGCCGGGGGCGGGCCAAGGGCCTGAGCCCGCCCCCGGTGGGCTGCTAGGTCGTGCCTTCCATCGTCACGTAGGCCGCGGCGTCCTGGACGGTGCCGTCCATCCGGGCCCACGCGTCGTACTGGACATAGCCGACCGTGCTGTACGGGTTGACCAGGATCTGCACGTCGCGGACGTGGCGCACGACGTAGGCCGCGGACCAGTTGCCGAAGCCGATGCCCTGCACGTCGTTAGACAGGTTGGCGATGGCCTGATCGATCGTGTACGGGTAGCCGAGCAGCAACCCCCGCTGGCGACCACTGGGCCCGCTCTCGATGCCCTGCGTGAGCTGCGTCAGGATCGGCCGGCCAATGGTGTCCACGATCTGCTCGAGGACACCCAGCGTCGTGTCGTTCAGGATGAACGTCGCGCCGGACTCCCGGTAGGCAGGATTGAGGGCATGCACCAGGCTGTTCAGCTTGGCGTAGGTCGGGACGGAGCCCGAGGCCGTGGCCACGTCGCCGTCGGTGCCGTACATGATCCCCAGCGGCTCGGAAGAGCCCGACCCGCGAACGAGGTCGTACGCCTGCTTGCGGGCGATCCGCTCGCCCAGGCGCCGGGCCACGAAGGCCGCCACGTCGAACTGTGCGTCCTGCAGCAGCTCCACGCTCACCTTGAGGGCCACGTTGCCGGTGCCCGTGCTGGTGTATTTGTAGGCGCCCAGGCTGGCCTCGCCGAACACGAGATCCGCGCCGGCCGCCGACGCGGCACCCTCGGCCGCGATATCGGCCTCGGTAGACACCGCGGCGATGATCGTCGGCCACGGCATCGGGCGCCCGTCGGGCGTCGTGATCTGCTCGGCCAGGTTCATGAACCCGCCGAACGCCGAACGGCCTTCGGTCAGGCGGGCACGGAAGGTGTCAGGGACGGCGTAGCCGCCCGCGCTCGGCGTGCCTTCCGTCTGGGCGAACTTCAGGCCCGCGATATCGGCGTTGCCGATGCCCGTCCGGAGGTACTGGCCGAAGGCGAACTCGAGCGCCTCATCACCCCTGGGCGCCGGCCGGATGACGGCCGGGAAGCCCAGGATCGGCGCCTTGTACACCTCGTGCCGCTTGCGGATCTCCTCGCTCTTGTTGGCCAGCAGCAAGTCGGCCTCGAGGGCCTCGTACTGCTCGATCTCGGGCTCGTCCATGGAGCGGTCCGCAGCCTTGGCAGCTTCCGTGATGGCGTCCATCTCGGCCATCAGCTCAGTGGTCGTCTTCACTTCAACGTCCTCTTGCGGGCCCGCTGGCGGGCCTTGATTGCCTGACTCTTCAGCGGCTCGCCCTGGGCGTCGGCTGAATGGAGCTGGAGGGAGGTCTTGCCGAAGGCCGGCAACGGGGTGGTCGAGATGTCATTGAGGCTCTCGACACTGGTGTGCGTGATGACCCGCCGACCGTCCGGAGCCCGACTCACACGAGTCTTGCCAGGCATGATCCCGAAGGACATCTCGGTCAGATCGCGGCGAGCGACAAGGACCTTGATGTCGGCGGCGTAGGACGTGTCGGGAAGGTCGATCTCGTAGTGCAGGCCATCGGCCTCGCCCCTGATCCGGAGCGTCCCTGACGACTGCCGGCCGAGCAGCAGGTTGTGATCGTGGTTGTGGAACGCCCGGGCATCGCCCGTCCGCAAGGCTGCATCGAATGCCCCACGAGCGAACTCGTGATACTCAAAGCCCATCAGCGTCCGCTCGCCGAAAGCGTGGGCGACCCCGGACAGGGTGTTGCCCTCGAGGGCTGCAGTCGCGGCGAACGTCAGGCGGTCCATGGTCAGACGACCGGCTGAATGAACAGGACGTGCGCTTCCACCAGCACGTCCACGTCGGCGTTACTGCCCGTGGCCGTGATCTTGATGAACGGCTTGGCCGCGTTGCGCTTGATGCTGGCCCACCGGATCACGTCCGTGGCCGCGCTGGCGGTCAGCGTGCCGCTGGTCGTTGCCGCGGTGTAGCTGCCGTCCGTGGTGGCGCACTCCGTCACGGTGAAGGCCATCGTGTGAGTGGTGCCGGTGACCTCGTGAGACTGGGCCACGAGCAGGATGCGACAGCGCGGGTAGGTCCGCACGTCGATGGCCGCCGACAGGACGGGCGTAGCGTCCTGGATGGCCTGCGTCACGAGGGCCTGCACGGCCGTGATGTCGGCCTCGAAGCCGAGGTTGTTGACGTTCTCGTTTCCCATGGTCAGGCGATCCTCCGGACGATGCTGTAGGTGGCCGAGTCGGCGTCGCCAACCGCGACTTCGACGGTCATGCCCTCGGTCGGGATGCCGGCCGCGGAGAGGTTGGTCACGTTCGGGAAGTCGAGCCCGTAGCGGAGCACGGTCGTCGTGTCCGTCGTGATGGCGGCACTGGTCAGCAGCGTGGCCCCGGCCGCGTCCTTGATGGTCAGGGTGAGCGAGGGGCTCGTGGTGTGAGCCGTGCCGACGTGGATCACTTCCACGTCCCGCACACCCTCGGGAATGTTGAGGTCGGTGGCGGCCACCAGCGTGGTTCGGGCCGCGGACGCCAGCACGGTGTAGTCGTTGCGGTTGAACACGGTCATGCGGCGGGTACCTCGGCAGGTGCCTCGGCCTCCGGCAGAGGCGGCAGGTTGCGGATGGCACGGGCCTCATCCCGGGTCAGGATGCCCGCGGTGACCTGGGCGATCAGCAGCTCGATCTCATCCTTGGGCGAGCCCTGCAGCAGCCCCGCGTAGTCGAATTCGGCGAACTGGCCGGGCGGCAGGACCGAGCGAAGGGCAGACTCGATCCTGCTCGTCCAGCCGGTCAGGACGAACTTCTGCAGCCCCAGGAAGCTCTCGGCCACGCCCGTGCCCCAGTTGGACACGGCCCCGATCACGGACATCAGGGACAGCGGCAGGCCGAAGATCCGGGCGACCTCGGTCACCTGCAGGCCGCGGGACTCGAGGAACTGGGCATCCACATTGGACATGGCCCAGGGGGTGAACTTCAGAGAGCGGTTGACGAACGCGATATCCCCGGCGTGATCGGCGCCCATGATCTTGGCGTTGAGGCTGTCCTTGATGGTCACGGCCTCGGGCTCCTCGATGTCTTCTTCGGTCGTCACGAGGCCGGCGATCAGAGAGCCCGTAGTGAAGCTGCGGTTGGCCGCGGTCTCGGCGGCCATCGAGGTCTGCAGCGTCTTCCGGAACAGGGTCAGGGGGCTCATGCCACGCAGGCCGTCCATGCTCATGCCCAGGACCTGCGTCATCTCGCCGGTCAGGTACTTCTCACGGCCACCGCCCTTGAGGGCCACCGTGAACAGCTTGTCGGCCTCGGCCCACTCCACCTTGTCGATGGCCAGGGGATGCACCGGGTACAGGCCCACGAGCTCGCCGCCACCGTTGGTGATGCTCTTGAGGTACGCCTCGGCGTGGTTCAGCAGGTGCAGGACGACCGTCTCCACCCAGTTGA